AGGAAGGGCTACCCAACAGACATTGAAGTATTTGTTGAGAACATTCAGCAAGAACCAATAACAGCTTATACTGTTAACAGCACTACCCTGACATTCACAGAGGCACCACCAACAGGTACAAACAATGTTTATGTTGTTTACAAACAATCAACTAATAACGCACAAGTAACTCTTGCCGATGGTTCTGTTACCTACGCAAAGTTAGCAAACAATATCCGTTTGTTTACTTCTGATAATCTTACACCAAACGGCAATAATTCAGTATTTACTTTGAGTGAACCACCTGCGGATGCAAACACAGTATTCGTAACAGTTGATGGTGTCGTTCAAAGAGCACCAGTACACTATACAACATCTGGTACTACAATCACATTTACTTCTGCACCACCTGCACTTTCTAATGTGCATGTGAGGCATTTAGGTTTCAGAACATCAACAACAGTAACAGCAATTCCAGTTGGCACATTTATTCCACAGCCAAACATTGCAACGCCAACGATTACTGGTAATGTAAGTATTTCTGGTAGTATTATTCCTTCTGCAAATACCACACACGATTTAGGTTCTGCATCCTTCCGTTGGTCAAACATCTATACTGGTGACTTACACTTGTCTAACGAAGGCAAGGTAGATGGCAACATGGTAGACGGAACAAAAGGTAACTGGACTGTCCAAGAGGGAGAACAGAGTTTGTTTTTAATCAATAATAGAACTGGTAAGAAATATCGTTTTGCCATTGAGGAGATTGAATAATGGCACTAATAGGAACAATTAATTCACCAAACGATTTTGGTTTGAAAAACCGCATCATCAATGGCGCCATGGTGATTGACCAGCGTAATGCGGGGGCTAGTGTTACTGTTTCGGGTACTGGTCAATATGTGCTTGATAGGTGGAGATTTAGAGCCTTCGGTGGAGGTCAGTTTTCCGCTCAACAAAGTACAACTGCTCCTGCAGGATTTTATAATTCTGTTGCCTGCACAGTAACCACGGCAGATTCTTCAATTGCATCTGGTGATAACTATTATTTCTTTCAGGAAATAGAAGGTTACAATATAGCAAATTTAGATTTTGGTACTGCTAATGCTCAGACAATAACAATATCATTTTGGGTTCGTTCTAGCGTTACTGGAACCTACTCAGTATTTTTAAGTAATGGCCAAACTTATGACAGGGGTTATGTAGCAACTTACACAATTAATGCCGCAAATACTTACGAATATAAAACCGTAACTATTGCTGGTGATACCATTGGAACTTGGGGTAAAACAAATGGTGGTGGTTTGTCTGTCGGGTTTAACTTAGGGGCTGGAACAGATTATCAAACCACGGCCGGTTCTTGGGTCAATTCGTTTAGGCAAGCTACATCAGGAACTACCCAATGGATTGCTACAAACGGAGCAACATTTTTTATCACTGGTGTTCAAGTGGAAAAAGGCTCAACAGCAACTAGCTTTGACTATCGTGATTATGGTCGTGAGCTTCAGTTGTGTCACAGGTATTATTACCAAACACCAAATTTCGCCAATGGTGCTCAGATTTGGGGTATTTCTGGAACAATAGCTACAGGAACTACTAGTTATCACAGGATTGCAATTCCTACTGTTATGAGAACTACTCCTTCCATTGCACTTAGCCCTGCATACAACACAGGAGGTGGATGGAATATAAATTTATCATCGATAACAAACTCCACTTTTACTGCCGCTCCAACAATTGCTGATTATTTGAATGGAACAATGGTTGCGTTTTATGCCCCAATTACCAATATTGGTTCAAGTTATCATTGTTTAAACACAGACATATATGTACCAACAGGTGTCAGTACAAATAATATTCAATTATCAGCGGAGTTATAAAATGACAAAATATCAATTACAACTTGGACCAATTCCTATTGGTGGAGGTGACCGTGTACCTTGTGCAGTTTTAAAAGACGATACTTGGTCTATACCATTCAATCCAGACAACACCGATTACCAAGAATACTTAAAGTGGCTTGCTGATGGTAACACACCACTTCCCGCTGACGAATAAATAAAAGTTTAAGAGAATATAAATGCCAATTCAAACAGCAGCAGATAGTATTAGTAATAGTCAAGGGTCTCCGTTTGGCTTTAAGAACCGTATTATAAACGGCGCCATGGTGATTGACCAGAGAAATGCGGGGGCGAGTGTTACTCCTGCTTCTTCTGCTTATACATTGGATAGATGGCAAGCAGTTTTAAATGTAGCATCAAAATTTAGTGTGCAACAAAGTTCAACAACGGCTACAGGCTTTTTAAAATCGTTGTTGGCAACTTCTACTTCTGCGTATTCCATTGGTGCTTCTGAATACTGTTTACTTCAGCAAGCCATTGAAGGTTTTAATATTGCGGATTTAGGATGGGGTACTGCAAACGCACAAACTGTTACTTTGTCTTTTCAAGTTCGTAGTTCATTAACTGGAACATTTGGTGGAGTTCTTGCTAATAGTGATTTCTCTCGGTGTTATCCATTTACTTATACTATTTCATCCACTAACACATTTGAATCTAAAACAGTAACCATTGCTGGTGACACAAGTGGTACTTGGGGTTCAACAAACGGCGCTGGAATTCTTGTTAATTTCAGTTTGGGGTCAGGTTCAACAGTAAGCGGAACTGCTGGTGCATGGGCAGGGTCTTTGCTTACTTCAGCAACAGGCGCAACAAGCGTAGTCGGCACAAGCGGCGCCACTTTCTACATCACAGGCGTCCAGTTGGAAAAAGGCTCACAGGCCACGGCATTCGATTATCGTGATTTTGGTCGTGAGTTGGCTTTGTGTCAACGGTATTATGAAGTAATTAATTCAGATACTAATCAACAAACATTTTGGGCAGATATAAATGCCGGTAATGGCGTAACTGCAAATGCAAATTTATTTTACAGAGTCACTAAAAGAGCGACACCAACAGTTGCTCAATACGGAACCTTTAATCTTTCAAATACAAGCTCACCATCTTTAATTGCTGGTAATAATCAAATGTCTCTTTATTATCAAACATCAGGTACAAGTAGGGCATATTGGTATCCCGGATTAAATGCTGGAGTAACTATAAATGCGGAGTTATAAATGTATAAACAAGTAAAAAACCCATTTGGAGATTTGGCAAATAATGTGAAACGCTTGTCAGACAACGCCTTCATACCATTTGACCCAGCCAACATAGATTACCAAGAATATTTAAAGTGGGTGGCTGAAGGCAATACTCCAGAACCTGCTGACGAATAGAGATAAATAAAAGAATATGCCATTATCACTCATTAAAACAAACAGTATTGCAGCAGGTAATATCACCACAGCATTGATTGCAACAGGTAATATTACCAGTGCATTGATTGCTTCGGTTGCTAATACTGCAATTACTGGAAGAATTGCAACTACGCAACAAACTCTTGGTGCTGTTCTTCAAGTTACATCAAACACCATCTATTCAACTCAGAGTATGTCAATCACTACTTCTGGTACATTAGTTGCTAGTGGTTTTGTTTTACCAATCACACCATCTTCTGCCACAAGCAAAATAGTGATTTTATATACCTCAACATTTGGTTCAACATCAAGCAACTCTGGTGTTGCAGGTAATGTTCAAATGTATAGAAATGTTGGTGGTGGTGCATATGGGTTTATTGGTGGCTCATATAATAACTATTGGAATACTATCGCAACATACATTGCATATCAGCAATTATCATTTTCAATAATGTTTTTGGATTCACCAGGAACAACCAGTCAAGTAATATATCAACCGTATTTTAATGTGAGTTGTGGTACAGCAGGTGGTCTTGGTATTCTTGGTGGTAGAAATACTGACGGATTATCATATAGTGGATCACATATGATTGCAATGGAGATAGCAGCATGAACCACGAAGCAATTTACGCACTTTATCCAACTGTTCGTTCAGTTGATGCAAGCGGCATCGCTAAAGATGTAGATGGAAATCCAGTATCTTATGATTTGGCTGCCGTTAATGCATGGGTTAATCCTAATGCATACATAACAAACAGAGCAAAAGAATACCCACCGATTACCGACTACCTTGATGGTGTTGTTAAAGGTAATCAAACACAAATTGACAAATACATTGCAGATTGCTTAGCAGTTAAGACTAAGTATCCTAAACCAGAATAAATAGAACACTATGTCTCAAGTGGCGCACCTTTATAAAATTACTAACACCATAACAGGTGAATATTATATTGGTAAGCACAATGGTTGGACACAAAATGACTATTGGGGTTCTGGCGATAGAATCAAAAATCAAATTAAAAAATATGGTACTGATAATTTCAAATATGATATTTTAGTCATATCTGATGTTAATTATATTTTTGAATTAGAAAGAAAAATGGTAACTGTAAATTTGATAGAGAGTGATGAGAAGTGTTTGAATTTGGTTGGTGGTGGATATGGAAGTAGCGGGCACACACAAGAACATAAAGAAAAACTTAGTGAAACACTTAAAAAAGTTCTTTCTTGTCCTATCATTAGAGAGAAAATTTCTACAGGTGTGAAAAAAACTTATGAGAATCCTAAAATAAGAGAAAAAAATAGGATTGCAACATTAAAGAATCGTTTAGAAAATCCTGAAAAATGGAAACAAGCTGCAAAAAAAGCAGGACTT